AGCTGACGCTATAGGGAGACTGTAATGGCAATAGCACAAGCAATGTGTACCGCATTCAAGCAAGAATTGATGTTGGGTACGCACAATTTCGCAACAAACGGTAACGCTTTTAAACTTGCATTGTATGCAGAAAGCAGCGGCGGTAAGTCAAGCACCACGGCAACGTTGGGTGCAGCTACCACAGCATTTACCACAACAGGTGAGGTGGCTTCTAGCGGCACATACGCAACAGGAGGTGGCACGCTTACTAAAGTGGCTCCAACGACATCTGGAACCACCGCTTTCACTGATTTTGCGGATCTTAGTTTTACCACAGCCACCATCACGGCGATGGGTGCTTTGATATACAATAGCACAAACAGTAACAAAGCTGTTGCAGTGTTGGACTTTTCCTCTAATAAAACGTCTACCTCTGGCACTTTTACCATTCAGTTTCCAACAGCCGATGCAAGTAACGCTATTATTCGCATAGCGTAACGGAGTGACACGGTGACCGTATCGGGATGGGGTAGAGGCACTTGGGGGCAAGGAGCTTGGAACCAAGCCATACCTGTCACTGTCACTGGTGTTGCCGCAACAACTGCGGTTGGTAATGTAATTGTCATACCCTCCATCGCTGGTGTTGCCACAGGTGTAGTTGCCTCTGGACTACTAAACTCTGTATCTTCGGTTACAGGCACAGGTGTTGTATCACCCACAGGTGTTGCTGGCACCAGTGCTGTGGGGGACGAGACAACCAACTGTTCTGCAAATGTTGCAGGTGTTGGTGTTACAGCCACTGTTAGCTTTGGTGATGAGTCAGTTGCGGCAGGTGCAAAAGCTACAGCCACGGGTAATGCAGCCACCAGTGCATTAGGTACAACCACACAAGCAGGAGGCTCTATACTCTCTGTCACGGGTAATGCAGCCACGAGTTCTCTTGGCACTGTGACTCAAAACACCAAGTATCCAGTTACAGGGGTTACAGCAACAGCAAATAGTGGTATAGTCCTCGTGTATACGAGCATTGTGCCTAGTCAGACACCAAATTGGACTGCCGTTACTACAGCGTCTCAGTCCTGGTCTACAAAGACACCCTCGCAGAATCCTAATTGGACTGATATAGCGGCGTAGGAGTACCGTATGGCAAGCTCGTTTAGTACAAATCTTGGTATAGAAAAGCCAGCCACCGGAGAACTATCTGGTAGTTGGGGTGATGTTACCAATTTTAACTTTGATATATTTGACAGGGTTTTGGGTGCATCAGACTTAACTGCTTCAAACCTCACAACCACCCTTACAATAAGAGCGGCTTCTCCTACGTCTGGACAAAGCAATGTGCAGACTGGAATGTTCGCGGTTATCAATCTCAAAGATAGCGGTTCTGATCTGGGCGGCGTAAATGTCGTGACTATTGCGCCAAATACCGCTACTAAATTCTTTATTATTAAAAATTCTTTGACTGGTAGCAGGGCAGCTACCATAAAACAAGGAACAGGAGCCACAGTGTCAATACCAAATGGAACGACCGACATTGTGTTTTGTGACGGGGCTGGGTCTGGAGCCGCCGTTACGGGGGTTGCGGCCTCACTGAATATTGCAGATAACACAGAGGTCGCTGGCACAGCGACCGCATTAGCAATCGCGCTTGGTTGATAGGAGTATAAGATGGCAAATGATGCTCAAGTGACAATGCAAGTGACAGTTTTGCCAGACGAGATCGCAAAGACTTTTTCGGCAAGCATGACTGTTACCCCTGATGATGCCAACGATAAGTGGTATTACAAAAAGACTAGCGTATCTAACTCTAGCACAGATTTAATTGCTGGAAACTTTCTTGATTATACAGCCGTTGATGACGACACCGCACCAACTGCTGTAGCTACAGGCGATAAGGTAAAGTTCTTGTTTATCAAGAATGTAGATACCAACAGCCGTAGCATTTATATAGTTTTGGATGCTGGCACAGCCTCATCTAGCGCAACAGACGGTATTACCATAGGTCCAAGCGAGTCTTTTGCGGCGAGATTACCTAACACAACAGTAGCAGATATACATGCTATATCGTCTGCATCAACCGCAGAGGTCATCGTATGCGCTTTGCTTGATGATGTATAAGGAGTAGGACATGGCTAATACCTTTAAAAATAAGGTGTTTAACGGTGAAAGCAGCCTAGCTAATTCAGACATGGCTGTTTACACCGTGCCAAGTTCTACCACTACAGTTGTGATTGGTTTAACGCTGGCAAACACTGGATCAACTCAAATACTTGCGGACGTAAAACTTAATGCTGGTGACATGGTTTTTCTAGCAAAAGACATTCCAATACCAGTTGGGTCTAGTTTTGAGTATATGGCAGGAAACAAAATTGTAATGGAAACAGGTCATAGCTTGATAGTGCAATCAAGTGTGGCTAATAGTTTGGATACTGTTGCGAGTATAATGGAGATTACCTAATGCCGTATCTGGGTAATGAAGCTGCTGAAAAGTTTGTAAGTAAACCTGCGGTTGATCATTTTAGTGGTGACGGTAGCACTACCGCGTTTACTTTATCCTTTCCTGTAGCCTCTGACCAAGACATTTTAGTTAGTGTAGATGGTGTTATACAGGACACGGCTGCATACGCTGTATCTAATAGCACTACACTGACTTTTACTGCCGCCCCGTCTAGTAACTCTGGCAACAATATCTTTGTAAATTATCTTGCAAGAGTATCAGCTACAGTCGCACACCCAGCTACGTCTGCACTGACAGCGACTACGGGTACTTTTACAGATGATGTTACTGTAGCCACAAACAAGTTATTTGTAGATGCAAGCACAGATTTAATTGGTATGGGAACTACGAGCCCTGCTACTGCTACGGGTGGTGGTATAGACATTCATCGTGGTGGCGGTTCATCCGTACGAATTGATGACACAACTAATAGCGTGACTGGTGAAATGCAAGTTTACTCTGCTGGGTTAAATCTTGCTACAGTTACAGACCACCCGCTGATTCTTAGCACAAACAATACAACTGCGATGAATATTACTGGCGATGGCGAAATCACCAAGCCCTTGCAACCATCGTTTCACGCTTACCCTGATGGAAATATCTCAGTAAGTAATTCAACTAGCTTAACCACGTTTGCTGCTAATACTGAAATATATGATGTAGGGTCTAATTTTAATGTAAGCACTTACAAATTTACTGCGCCTGTCACTGGCCAGTATTTAATTAAATGGGCTTTTAGATTAGATAGCTCTGATTCGGGAGCAACTTATTATTATTACAGAATATACACAAGTAATAGAACGTACGACCAGATTTTTAAACCTACAGCAGATGAAACATATTCAGCCCCACATAACATAGCGATTGTTGATTTAGATGCTAACGATGAAGCCTACCTACAATATCAACAATATTCAGGAACCAATAATCACGCAACGATAGTTAGTAATTCAGCACTGACTTACATACAAGGTATGTTACTTGGTTAATCGGAGATAGATAGATGGCACTAACACAAATACAAGGCTCCGGTATTAGCAACGTAACCATTTCGGCTGATGGCGAGATAACAAATTCATCTCAGCCAGCGTTTTGTGTAGTTCCAGCCTCACAACAACTTAATCTTGCTACGGACGGATATGTTGATGTTGCGTTTGGAACAGAAATTTATGATGTGGGTGGGAACTTTGCATCGAATGTATTCACTGCGCCTGTGACTGGTAAGTATCAATTAAGTTATCAACTTTATTGTGCAGCCATAGATTCAGCAGCCGCTTATATAACTTTTGAAATTGATACATCAAATAGAGATTATTTTAATCTTATTGACCCCGATGCTTTTGACCAAGACGCAGAAACTTGGACATGGGTTTTAAGCATTACAGCGGACATGGATGCGAATGATACAGCAAAAGTACGGTTTTATCAGGGAAGTGGCACAGCGCAGCTAGATGTTTCAACAGCAAGTTTTTTCTCAGGCGTACTAATTTGTTAATTGGGTGAAACAACCCTGTCATAAAGGAGACATAAAATGGCAAACCATACTAAATCAGTTGTACTGACTGACCTTCAACAACAAATCTTGAGCAACGATTTGTATAACGACAGCGATAATGCTGGACTTGATGCGTGGATTCAAGCGGCAGTTGATGGCAAAATTAATAACTGCTGGAAGCGTATGCAGTCAGAGTGGACAACCAAGTTAATGAATGATGAGAGCTTTACTGACAGCATCCCAAGTAATCAGGCTGACTTTGTTGCACTTATTCTTGCTCGTAGTGATTATAAAAACCGTAAAGCACGGGATGATGCATCTGCAATCAAATAGGAAGTTGATATGCCATATATAGGTAGACCATTACAGGCTGGAGCAAAGATACATCTACGCTGCTACTGCAGGGCAAACTAGCTTTAGCGGTAATGATAGCAACGGTATATCTTTGGTTTA